ACCACTTCTGTTATTATATAAAGCCTCCATTAAAAAAAGATTATTCTGATGCGTATATTCAAGATATTCCAGATGCAGTAACCTTTCTTTTGCTTTCAGATACTTATCGTCCATATAAAATTTTTAGGTTAAGTAGTCTACATAAAAAGTAATCTTATCCTTAACTTTAATAACATAATCTGAGTATATAGGTTTACCTCTACGCCTGGTCAATGCGGATCCGAGTATATACTCCACATCCTTTTCCGGAACCTCTGTATGAAATTCATCAGGAACCACTACCATTAATTTACTAGATATAATGGTTGCGCATCTCCGATATAATTTCTTCACTTCAATAAACTTCTCATGTGGTATAAATGTGACATCACCTAATTCATAACAATCTTTAATTATCTCTCCTGACTGCAGTACAATATCTTTTTTTGCCATATTTTTTATATTCTATAGTCCAACATATTGAGGAATCCTTCCAATTGTTTTTATCATGTAATCTGTGAAAGGTAAAAATTCTCTAAAACCAGGAGTGGTTAGAAGTCTGTGAAATTGAAGAAGAGGAAGCTCTGTATGATATTCATCATAGACTATAACTTTTAATCTACTGGATATTAATAATCCTTTCCTGGCATATAGTTTATAAACTTTAGGAATATCTTCCTCATGTATAAAGCATTCGCTAGCGAGTCTTGAAGTATATTCCACCACCTCTCCTGATTCTAATTTTATATTTGCGCTAGGGTAATCTTCTAAATTATCAGATAGCATAGATGGCTCAATTTTCATCTAATAATTTTTTAACTGCTCGTAAAGTTTCCAGGGAATATTGTGGATTATAGTCAAAAGCTTTTTTTAAAAAACTTTTCAAGTTAGCAAGCTCTTGCTCATTTTCTATTTGCTCTCTGGATTCATATAGCCGATTCTTATAGTTACTATCCACATGCTCCATTCCTGTATTCTTATCGTAAGGAGTATCTTTACCATACTTGCTTTTGACATAGATATAAGATCTGCCTACTTTAACTACTACCTCTTCAGTTATATTATCATCCATTCTGTAGTGACCTCTATTTTTTATCCAAACCTTTTGGCCCACTTTTACGTTAATCATATATTATAGAATTTTAACTTATAATAAAAAATTACATTCTTGTCTTTGGCTATTTCATGGGATAAAATTCCATTCACCTCTTTTTTACTTTTTGGGAAAAGTTCCTGGCAAGTCTCTTCATAAGAGAAAAACTTTTTGTCTTTAGTTATATATAATGGCTTGTTGATGAACATTCTTACTCTCCTTAAACTCCTTCCTTGTAGAATTATCATCCCGTCATTAGAAGAAAAGACATTTTTTATTACTTCTCCGGTGGTCAAGGTAATATCTACTCCCATTTGTTTTCTTCATTTAACTTTTCAAATGATACACTTTCCGAGTAATACCCGTTACTGGTGCCTAACCATCTAATAGTCACATACCCTTTAACTGTAGCGAGTTTATAAAAAGTCCATGTAGCTGATTCGTAGTAAGTATCACCTACGTCACTGGTTGCTTCCTCTGCCATTAATATAGGATTTCCTATGAGATCGTCCAGGTCTCCTATTATCTCTTCTACCCCAACTGATTCGCAGCAATCTTGTCTGTGGTACATCAGGTACTTCTCACCTTCAGTTGTTGTGAAGTGTATTTCATCTGATGATGCAGTTACTGTAGCAAGTGTTTTGTTAAGCAAGTCTTTAAACATGGATGATATTTATATTAGTAAAAAACAAAGATATGAAAAAAATTATATTGTATATATTAGTTTTAATAATCGCATCATGCTCTCCTAAAGAGTCTCCAGTATCTCCTGAGATTGAATATAACATCCCTCCAAAAGTATACTTCCGGTACCGGGAATATTATGATCCATGGTCTAATTCTCCGTTTAGGTACTCAGATCCATTTTACTACAACAGGCCTTATCTTCACTACGAATACCCTAGAAGGTACTACCAGGTCCCAAAACATAAGTACTATCCTAATAGAAAAAAGGTGTACAAAGATAAAAAGTAATATTTATAGTGTATGTTAAACTTTTTAAAATATATGCTAGCACTTATCATAGGGGTAGCATTTGGATTTTTTGTACTCAATACATCTTCTGAAGTTGTTTCTCCAGCGCCAGTGATTTATAATAATGATACTATTCCAAATAAAATCCCATTCATAAAATATAACAATTCCATGGCCTTTGTTAAGGTCAGGATTAAAGGTAAAGAAGCTGTTTTTTTAGTAGATACAGGAGCTAAGACTACTGTGGTAGATATAGCCCAGGCTGAATCTTATGGTCTTTCTTTCGAAGAACTATTTGACATAGAGTTAAGCGGTGTTGGAGGCAAAACTGCCTTGTATGGCTCTATGCAACCGTACCACATTGATACTGATCAAGGTCAATTTAGAGTTACTTTCATGGCCTCTGATCTGGGAAATGTAGTAGAAACCTTCAGATTAAACATAGGAATCCGGATATTAGGGATATTAGGGTCGGATTTCTTTAGTACTTATAACTTTATCATTGATTATAAAGATAGATCAATGTACAGCTTAAAATAAGGATTATCTCCCCTGGGCCCTATAATTTCTTTCCTTTCTATTGTGTTTATTGAAGGATTTTTGAGCTTTTCCGGTCTTTTTCTTACCAAAAGTAACCTTTCTGGTGGAGGAGGAATTAATTGACTTTGCCATTTTTAATGTTATTTTAGGGCTATTTCTCTTATAATTTCACCTAAATCGTAGTTATTTGGGACATTTGTTGCTAATTTCTTAAGAGATTGCTTCAAATACTCACTATTTTCTAATAAAGATAGGTGTAATTCGAATATTTCTTTAGCAGTTTGCTGGTCAATTGTTAGACTCGGGGAGTTCATTATATGTTTTTTAAAATATTTTCGTATATTGATATCGGCTGCAGACCTTTTATCCTTAACATCTCAACTCCATCCCTCTCAAAAATAACAGTTGGTATAGTGTTTATCTGTTTTTCCAGCACCGCTTCTCCATTCTGATCTACATCTAAGGACCAAAATTGTGCTTTTTCAGCGTATTTCTCAGATAGTATGTCAAAAATCCTGTCTAAAGGAGCGCAGGAATTACACCAATCTGCTGTAAACTTAACAACTCTAATCATCTTACTATCAGTTTTCTAAGTATTTTTTAGCATTTTCCAGGGCATCTCTCAAAGAATTTAGTAATTCTAGGTCTTTTTTAAGCTCTGGATTCATTATTTCTATGGATTGGTCCACTTCTTCCAACATAGCCACAACTTCATCATACTCAAGGGATTCTTTAGAATGGAGGCACATATCTGCCCATACTAAGTTTATAAGGGAATAAGTGAAGTCATACACTGCAAACATATCACAGGCTTCTAGCAAATGCTGTGAAATAGCTCTTAATTCTGAAATTCCGACTTTATTTTTCGTAGTATCCATGTGCCAAAGATAGTAAAGTTAGTTAATTCAAAAAATTTATTTTTCAAGCAACATTTCCCTATATCTTGAATAAAATTTATCCAGTAAAATGTCTTTTAATCTCTGCAGAGATTTTTCTTTATGAAGGTAAGGAGCATCCCTAACTATATGAGCAATACCATCTTCTGGATTTATTTCTATAAACCCTGCATATGGAGGTATTATGGAGGTTGCTAATAGGTTTTTAGGGGCTGCATAGAAAAACTTATTCGGTCTTTTTAAGTTTACTTCAGGATCCTGGGATTCTAGTAATACATGCTTGGCAACCTTATTAAAATCATCTTTGAAATCTCCTTTAGTTACCTTAATTTCAACTTCATATACATAGTCTAATTCAGATATTGAGAAAAAATCGCTTTCCCAATCGTATATAAAAGCATTATTAATTTGATACTTATGACTTATGAACTTAAGTTGCAGGGACCTAACTATATCCTTTGAAGATATTTCAGTCTTGTTTACAGAAGAAATATTTTTTATAGATTTTTTTTTCTTATGAGTAGGTTTTACTATATTTGATTTATCTAAGGACTTAAAATCTATTAAACTATTTAACATTCTTATAACTTTTTAAAAATAAATTTTGCTTGTATTATGTTTTAGTATAGTTTTGTAATGCTTTAGCATTTTAACAAATAGGACTGGTGCGTAGACGCACCTAGCTAAATAAGACTCTACTACTATAATAATCTAACTATAAATATCTACTAAATACTACTTAATAACTATTATATGACTAATAAGACTAATGCTTTAAATAAGATAGAAGATTTAAAAGGGGCCTTAAACAATTTGAAATCCTCTGCCTATAGAGGTAGTACCAACGAGCTGGGTGATAAATTTGATAGGGTTAACAGCCTATTGGAAGACCTGGAAACTATGATAAGTGTTGAAAGCGATGATTCATACGGTAGAGGTTATAACGGCATTTAAACCATAAAAAATGAAACTTAGTAAAGAACAAAAAATTGAGAATTTTTCAAAATTGATAGATCTCATTGACAAAAACATTTCCGGAGATAGGAAAGACAGCCTATTGGATTTGCACAATGATTGGATGGAAAGAATATGGATTGCTCCAGCTTCTACTAAAACCCAGTACCATAATGCTTTTCCTGGAGGGTATGTTCTTCATGTGCTAAATGTTGCCAGTTGCGCTCTAAAGTTAAGCAGTGTCTGGGAAAGTATGGGAGCAGATATAGACTTCAGTAGGGAGGAACTCATGTTCTCAGCCCTAACTCATGATTTGGGAAAAATAGGTACTGAGACCCATGAATATTATGTCCCTTGTAAGGAACAATGGATGATAAATAAGGGTCAAGTCTATGTTATAAATCCAGAAATACAGTTTATGAAAGTGTCAGAGAGGACTCTCATGACATTAGCTAATAGGCAAATACCCGTATCAGAGAAAGAATACCTGGCTATAAAATTGCACGATGGTCTGTATGAAGACTCAAATAAAGGTTACTTAATGAGTTACAGTGAGGATTATGAGCTTAAGACTATCCTCCCCCACATTATTCACCAGGCTGATTTTATTAGCTCTAAGGTGGAAGGTAAAAGGAAAAAAGTAGGTGTTCCGGAATCTGTAAAAAGTGAAGCCCCTTTAAAAAAGTCTGAAAGTTCATCACTCTCTAAATTTTTAAGCGAATAACATGGAAATAGTATTTATTATCTTATCAGTACTGGCAGTAGGTCTAGGAGTTGTGGTATGGAATCTGCTGAGAAAAGTTGAAAAGTATGAAGAGGATATTCTCCTAAAGGATGAATTTATAGAAAAATTTAAGTATCTTGTGGATTCAGCCTCATCAAGATTACACCAGATTGATATTAATGGGGCCTTTGAATCTGATGATGAGGTTGGTTATTTCTTTAAAAATTTAAAAGATATTACCCTATCTTTAGACGTTTATTTTAAAAATTACCTCGTAGAAAACGAGGACATTCCTGCCAAATAATTTGATTTTCTCATATTGCGAATTGCGTAAAATAAGGTTATGATGTTAAAAAATAAGGTTATGAAACTACTATTTAATTCGACCCATTTGAAATTTTATGCCAAGGAAGAAAAAAGAAAAGGAAGTATTGGAAGAGCTGGACCTGGAGATTTATACTAAATCTGGAAAGCTAAGAAAGAGAAAAAAGAAAAAAATTAGGGAGTACTTTACTCAAGAAACAGAGGATGCCATAGTTAGATACTTACAATCCGAAAACCATGTAGAGAGGAATAGGATATTCAACGAGAGTATAAACTACAGTCTTCATAAGTTGGCTGAAAATATAATCCACACTTTTAAGTTTTATTACACTGAACTAGATAATGTTCAGGATTTAAAACACGAAGTTGTGGTTTTTTTATTGGAAAAAATGCACAACTATGATCAATCTAAAGGCAAAGCTTACTCCTATTTAGGTACAATTGCTAAGAGGTACCTAATAGTTTATAACGAAGATAACTATAAGAAATTGAAGGTCCGGGCAGACATAGATGCTGTGGACGATGATAAGAAAGTTTTCAATAATATACTCAGTGAGCAGCAAAGTGCAGAACTAACTTCCTTCATTAACTCTTATATAAATTACGTAGACTACAATCTAGAAACACTATTTCCCTCCAGTTCCGATCAAACTATAGCCATTGCAATGATGGAGATTTTCAAAAGGAGGGAGAACTTGGATGTGTTTAATAAGCAGCAATTTTACTTCTATATCAGGGAGATAACAGGACAATCTACCCCCTCTATTACCAAAGTAACTAAGGAACTCAAGAGGGTATATAAGGTGGTCATGAAAGAGGTATATCTGAATGGGGAGCTGGAAACCGATGAACCAGATATTTATTAGAAAGCATAAATATGTCAAATTTTGATCAAGTGGTGTTTGGTAAGAAGAAGTTTTCAGATATACTAAAAGAGATATATGATAGATCTTCCACCAAGGAAAAACAAATAACTGACCTTATAGATCAGTTAAAAGAGCTTATACAGAGCATTGGGGATGCTACTATGATAGTGCCCTTGATAGCCAAGTATATGGACTTAAATATTAAGAATGATGACGCTCTTATAAAGATGGCTGCTATAGTCCAGAATGCTTTAAACAGAGGAAAGGACACTGGTGACTTCCTACTCCCGGAAAATGAAAAGGAAGAGCTTCTAAGACTGGCCCAGGAGAGTGTATCTGAGAGAATGATTAAGGATAGTAAAAATACAGCTGAAGCATAATGAGCGGTGAACTGGGTACTTTAATGGGTGCAAATGCCATTTCAGGGCATAGGACTGGTGGGAATACTGCAGTAGGGGGCAATTATGTGCCCTTTTTTACTGCCAGGGTAGAATATGTGTTACTGGATTCCCAGGATAAGGAAAAATTCGATAAGTTGGGAGGTTGGAAGTCTATAGGAACCATAGAGTGCAGACCCTTCGTAGGTAACGAAAATACCAGCAATATTCCTCCAATAATAGCTAAACCTCTCAATTCAACTAGTACTCAGTACCCATTACTCAATGAAATCGTCTTAATATACACAGGAGTTAGTAATCAAGCTCAGGGAGGCATCAGTAATTATGCCCCGGAGTATTATTACATGGGCCCTATATCCGTATGGAACGGTCCGGAACAGAATCTAAGACCTAGCGCTGAGTTCGATAAGGAAAAGATATCAGGGTTATTTAACAGTACTGGAGATGTGCGAAGGATTATTAAAGCCCCGGGTGATATAACTCTAGAAGGTAGATCTGGGAATGCAATTAGGTTTGGATCTTCTATACAAGGGTTTAATAGCCCTTTTAAAGGGCCAGATAGATCTCCTCTTTTAGTGATATCTAACAAGCAGGGAGAGTATACAAATAATAAAGAAGCCACTTTTGAGAATATAAACAAAGATGGGAGTTCAATGTATATGCTGAGTGGTCATGATGTATCTTTTATACCTGCTAGTTTGAATTATGACTCCTACAATGTGGATATAGAATCTAATCCTAAGAGTAATTATGTAGAGCCAAAACAGTCTACAGGAGATGTACAAGAAAAATCTTCAGAACAAGTAGACATGGAAGTGCCTGTTACTAAAGAAGTACTACCTGTAATAGCTCCTGTAATGTCTCCAGTAACTGGATCTCTAGAAAATAATCAAGACCTAGACGATAGTAACTTACCGGATAATGAACTGCAGATGCAGTCTTTTGATGATGTAGAAAATTACATTTTTACTTCTGATGTAGTTCAATACAAAGAAGCAGTAGAGACTTCTCCTAAATATGAGACTTCATCCACTGTGTCCTTTGATTTTAAGAACTACTCTTCCCTACCACCAAGGATACTGGGCAATAAACAGTTTCAATCATTTGTATCGGATCAAGGAGTTAAGCTAAAAGTTAGTGAAATTTCCAGGAAAATAGGTGTAAGTGAGAATGATTTATATATGGTAATTTTTGCGGAAAGTGGTTTTAAAACTACTGCAGTTAATGAGCATACCCAGGCTACCGGGCTAATACAGTTTATGCCCAAAACAGCTATAAGGCTAGGTACCAGCATACAAGAGTTATACAATATGAACAATCTGCAACAACTAAAATATGTTGAAAAATACTTCTCTGGTAGAAAATTTAAAAATTTGTATGATTTATATCTGTATACTTTTGTTCCAATAGCAGTAGGAAAGCCTCTTAATTGGGTATTCCAGTGGAAGGGAGTAAGTGCTTATACTGTATCGGTTCAAAACTCGGCTATTGCTAATGCAGCTGGTAAAAAGCCTGGAGTTCCTTTAACTGTTGCTGACTTTTACAAATACGTGGACAAGCTCATAAACAGTAAGCTAAACCCAAAACAACCTAAAAAATAATGGATTTCAATAGCTATAGTGGTAATTATGTTATATTAACTTCGGACAGGTTAATACTAAACGCAAAGGCTGATTCATTATTTTTAAATGCAAGTAAGACCATAGGATTTTCTGCAGTCGAGCAGGTACACTTTAACATAGGACCTTTAGGTAAAAGAGACCCGGAAAAACATTTCCTCATAGTGAATTCTCCCAGAATACAGTTTGGACTTCCTAAAGATGGGAAAAATGAGCCAGTTGCAAAAGCAGAATCAGTGATTGATTATATAAATGAAATGGTTAAAATAATTTCCGACTTTGCCTTTGCTGTATCAAATGCAACAGCAGTTGGTGTAGGTGTTTCCAAAATACCGGAAATATCAGTCGCTTCTGCTAAATTAAAAGCAGATATGTCTAGGATAAAGAACAAGTTCGGGATAAAAGACTCTCCTATAAAATCTAAGATAACTAATACAATATAATGCCGCTATCTTCTGAGAAATTAGATTCAATAAAAAATTTAGTGTCTGAAAAGGAAAACCCTATACAGAACATAGAACAGAACGTAGTCTCTGCTATTAAGGATCCCTTTGGCTCAGCAGTCGTAAAGGTGTTCAATAAGGTGAACAACATGACTTCTACCTTGGAAAAGAAGATAGATCAACTAGCTCAGGATGTAGTAAAGTCTACAGATGGTAAAGGTAGAGTAGCTTTGGAAGGGAACACCATAGTAGTGACTATTACCAAAGAAAATGCCGACCAGGCCTCAGAACTAAAGCAAAGGATAGAATCTAAGGTAGCCAATATACAGAGTACTATTGTTACCCTACAAGGTACTCTACAGACCGTCCAGGCCCTACAAACAGCTATAACCACTCTTCAGACAACACTAAGTATACAAGAATCTATTTTAAGCTTAAATCCGACAACAGGACCTATTTTTCAAGTATTTAAAAAAGCTATAAAGATTGTTTTTTTGAAAGACATGATAAAGGAGTATTCCCTGGTAATAAAAAGGCAGGTACAGCTAAATCTACAAACTTTAAACTCAATAACAAGTAAGTTCAGAGATTTGCAGGTGTCTATAAAAATACAAGATGAGTCAAATCTGGGTAGTTATATAGACCAAAGTGAGGCAGAAAGCCTACTTGCTCAAGATTTATTGGGATATTCCTCAAACTTGGAAGAACCAGTTGAAAACGTCACAGAGGAGTATATATCCAATTCAGGGGTCCAATATATATTAAAAGTTGAGAAATATGGGGAAAAGAAGATAATAGCAAAAGCTTTCGAAAAGGTTACTGGTTTGCTGGAAGAGCAGACTGCTCCTAGTTTTTTCTCCACACCCGAAGATCTCCTAGAAGAGCTAAAAACAATACTAAACCTGAGATAATAATATTTTATAACCATATATTTATATAAGACATGACACATGAAGAAATCCTCCTTGTGAAGGAGTTAATAAAAGAAACAGTTAAGTCCGTAGTTAAAGAAGCTCTTAATGAGGTTCTAGATTCCGTATTAAAAAAGGACATAAAAGAAGTTAAACTTCTCCTGGCTAAGACCATAAAGGAGGGGTATTTAATAAAAGAGCAGAAGATAAATACTCCTGTTAAAGTCTATGATAAGGAAGGATCGGATGAACTTAGAAAGAAAATTAGGGAAGCTGTAGGGGGAGATTTTACTCCAACCAAGACAGCTGTGCCTAAATTTGTTCTAACAGAAGAGCAAGGGCATGCACTATCAACAGAAGGTACTTTACCTGAGTTTGATGCCCCTATCCCTAAGTTTAATAAAAATTCTCCAGTGTGGAAGGATATGGAAGATAAGATAAAGTAATATGAGGGTAAGGAAAGAATATACGATAAATACTCTTGATGTAAACAAGAACAGAGGTATAGGGATATCGATTCCGTATAACCCTGTAACTGTTTTCAATATAACCTATTCAACAAAAGAGCAGGTTAAGAGTAACTTATTAAACTACCTTCTTACTAATAAAGGGGAAAGGTATTTTAATCCGGAATTTGGAGCAGACCTGAGAAGGTTAGTGTTTGATCAAATGACTAATCAGGACCAGGTGAAGTATGAACTGGAGGAAAAGATAGGATTATATTTTCCAAATATAACTCTTAGTGAGATTGAATTCACCCCTAATTATGACAATCTGACTCTAATTATATCCATAAAGTATACTTTAAACACCCAAGCTGATAGCTTAGTAATTCAAATATCATAATGACACAGAAGGATATTAAGTACATAAATAAAGATTTTACAAGCCTAAAACAAGCTCTTATAGATTTTTCTAAGAGTTATTTTCCCGAGGTGTATAATGATTTTACAGAAGCATCACCGGGGAATATGTTTATAGAGATGGCAGCGTATGTTGGAGATGTTCTATCATTTTATATAGATAAACAAACCCAGGAAAACTTTCTTTTGTTTGCCAGGGATAGGCAAAATTTAATGTCCTTAGCCTATGCTTTAGGTTACAGGCCCAAAGTAACTTCAACCTCTATAGTTACTTTAGATGTGTACCAGCAAGTCCCATCTATTGTTAGTCAGAGTATATCCAATCCAGACTATAATTACTGCTTAACGATACCTAAGGAGTCTAAGATAAAAACTTCTGCAACTACAGATACTCTATTTGTTACTGAAGATCTGGTTGATTTTAGTTTCTCGTCATCTGCAGATCCCACTGAGATTAGTGTCTACCAGATAGATGAGAATACAAATCTCCCGGAGTATTATCTATTTAAGAAAAAAGTAAAAGCCATAGCCGGAGAAATAAAAACAGCTGTATATTCTTTTGGAGAACCAGTTAAATTTAATTCAATAACTCTTCCTGATGATAATGTCATAGAGATAATGGATGTTACAGATTCCGATGGAAATAAATGGTTTGAGGTTCCTTACTTAGCTCAAAGTACTATTTTCAGGGAGGTAAAGAACAACGAATTAAATGATCCATATTTAGCACAATATTCTGATACGGCCCCATATCTTTTGAAATTGAGGAAGGTATCAAGAAGATTTGTGACCAGGTTTTCTGAAAATGATAAAATGTACTTGGAATTTGGTTCCGGAATAAGTAGTGATCCTGATGAAGAGATAATACCTAACACAGATAATGTTGGTATAGGAATTATAGATTCCATATCTAAGATGAATACTTCTTATGACCCATCAAACTTCTTATATACTAAGGATTATGGTCTGGCTCCATCTAATACAACTTTAACTATTAGGTATTTAGTTGGAGGTGGGGTGGAAACAAATGTGGACTCTAACACAATAACACAGATATATGAACTCAATGCCTCACCAATAACTCTAAATCCTAGTGTCTTAAATCAGAATCTTCTAAATTATATTATATCTAGCGTAGGTTTCAATAATGAAAGTCCTGCATCTGGAGGAGGCTCCGGAGATAGTAATGAGGACATTAGGCTAAAAACCATGGCTAATTTTCCTACTCAGTTGAGGAATGTTACTAAAGAGGATCATATGATAAGGGCCTTGAGTATGCCTTCTAAGTTTGGGACAATAGCTAAAGTGTATGTGACTCAAGATATGGCATTCAATACCTTAGATAATATATCAGATTTTATAAGCAGTAATCCCTTGGTATTAAGTATGTATATTTTATCCTACGATGCTTCTAAGAAGCTGGTAAATACAAGTAGGGCGGTGAAAGAGAATCTAAAAAACTATGTAAATCAGCATAAAATAATGACTGATGCAGTGGAGATAAAAAATGCATACTATATAAACATAGGTGTAAATTTTGATATAGTGGTTCTCCCGGCATACAATAATAGAGAGATATTGTCTCAATGCATAGATATATTCAAAGATTATTTTGATATAGATAAGTGGCAAATAAATCAACCTATAGTGTTATCCGAACTATACAACATCATAAGCTGTAATGTAAAAGGTGTTCAAAGTATTTCCAAAATAGAAATAGTTAATAAGTACGGAGTAGATAAAGGATACTCACCTTACGGATACGACATAAATGGAGCAACTAAAAATAATGTAATATACCCGAGCCTGGATCCATCTATTTTTGAAGTGAGGTACCCGGACAGCGATATTTACGGTCGTGTTATAACTTTCTAAAAATAAATAAAAATGGCAGATCAAGTAACTCTAAATAGAATTCAGCAACTTCACCCAAGCTTAAGAGCAGAGGCGCAGCATATATACCTAGCTCAAATAGTACCTGCTTTGACGGGAAGAGCTATTTGCAGATTTTCCTACACTATAAGGACTTTTGAAGAACAAAACATCCTGTATAGCTATGGAAGAACTAAGTTATATGATGCTAAAGGGAATAAGTTGGGAGTAGTTACTAACGCTAAAGGTGGTCAGTCTCTACATAATTATGGTCTCGCTCTTGATATAGCTCTTATAAAAGATACAAATGGTGATGGAACCTATGAGACATCTAGTTGGGAAGATACTGTAGACTTTGATAAGGATGGAACAGCTGATTGGATGGAGATAGTAAAGATATTTAAAAGAAGTGGATGGGAGTGGGGAGGAGATTGGAAATTTAAAGATAGGCCTCATTTTCAAAAAACATTTGGACATTCTTGGAAGACTTTATTAGCTAAATATAAAGCGTCTCAGTTTATCCCAGGAACAAACTACGTAATGATATAATAATGGCTGTATATAAAATATTCGCACAAAAAGATACTACTATATATTCCGATTATGGGAATATGAATACTGGTATGGATGCTATTCTGGAGTTAACAAAGAATTCTAGCCTATACCATACTAGTCAATCAACTGCAGCTAGGATTTTAATAAAGTTTTCAGATGATGATATAAATTCTATTTATAGTGAGATAGGGGCTGTTCCTTTTAAAACATTCTTAAGAATGTATTTAGCAGATGCTACAGCTTTACCCACAGACTACACAATAGAAGCATTTAATATATCTGGTGCCTGGGATATGGGTACAGGAAGATACGGAGATATTCCTACCACCTCTACTGGAACTACTTGGATATATAAAAACTCCGGTCTAACAAATCCTTGGGAGATATCTTTTGATCCAGGACTTACTGGATCTTACACTCCCGGTAATGAAGGAGGAGGGTTATGGTATACTAACTATAAGGCCACTCAATCTTTTGGAGTATACACAGATAAGGATATAGAGATGGATGTTACTAGCTTAGTAAATGAATATATAACACTAGCTATAAAAAACGAAGGATTCATATTAAAAACAGCTGATCCACTGGAATTCAACGAAGCTTATAACTACGTATTAAATTTCTTTTCCAGAGACACTAATACAGTATACCCTCCGGTTCTTGAATTTAGATGGGATGATTCTTCATATGTGCAGACTACAGCATCTGTAGCTACTTCAGTAAGTAGCCAGGATATCAGGGTATCTATAGCAAATAATAAAGCAGAGTACAGTCAGCATGAAAAATATAGGTTTAGGCTTAACGTAAGGGATCAATTCCCAACCAGAACTTTTAGCACATCTTCTTTATACACAAGCCCAAAAGCCTTACCAAGTTCTTCTTATTATGCCGTAAAGGATTTAAAAGCTGACTTAAATGTTATTGATTTTAGCACTGAGTATACTAAGATAAGTAGAGATACTAATGGCAATTACTTTGACATAAACATGTATGGTCTACAACCAGAAAGGTATTATAAGATACTCATTAAGACTGTTATAAGTGGATCAACAGTTATTTTTGATGATCAGTACTATTTTAAAGTTAACGAATAATGGGAGACATAGTAACAGTAGAAAGAAAGATATTTGGAAAGAATACATTTGTTAATGTAGTAGATACTTCTTTTAGTCAGCTAGTACCAGTAGAAGATAAGAATATAGGCCCAAAACCAGCCACAATAGAATCTTTTTTCGATGATTACGAAACTCTATTTTATGACATACCAGCAAGTGGGTCTATACAGTCACACCAGGAGATTGTTTTAAAGAGTAGTGATTATCTAGGTATAAGTCTACTGGAAATGGAGGAAGAGATAAGAAGCTTGAGAGAAGAGAATGTAGCACTAAAAAGACAGCTGTTTGTATTAACTAATACAGGAAATATATAATAATGATAGTTTCGGAAAAAAAGATAAATGTTAATTTGAATGGGTATGATACCATAGACCAATCTCTCATAGTTTCAAAAAACTTTGTAAGAAATTTTGGAACAGAGGAGGATTATATAGAGGTTCATATCTATACAATGAATGACTCTTTAATTTATTCTGAATATGGTTTTACTGGATATAAGGTGCCCGGGGAACTCCAAGGAGAGGTAGAAACAACTACAAACCAGCTAGAGTTTTCTCCAGGTAAACTTCTTCAAGATATAGGATACACAGCTGGGACATATAAAGTAAACTACAATGTTTTAAGGAAGAAGATAATAAATACTTATGAAAAAGTATTCTTTATAAAAGAAATATCTCCTGACAGAAAGGAGATACGGGTGGCTAGTAACGGTATATCCAACAACGATATACAAGTAGGAGTTTTAAATTTTATAAGCGAGATACAATCTTCTCCATATTTTAAGGATTTCCTTATAAACTTTGGAGATAATAAGATTGTTAATGCTGTTAATATAGCGTTAGATATAAATACTAATCCATATTCTATATTAATAAAGCTGTATAAAGCACTTCCATCAGAATTTGAAGTAAAGGATTCTTTTTGGTTTGCAGAGGAAATGTCTACTCCGGTAGTATATGAAGTAGACTTGTTTCCAGAAATACCTGTACAAAAAATCCCATTTTTAAAGTCTGCTAATTTTGATATAGAGCTTGATCAACATGGTAATAAAAGTTCTGAATACTACAACTTAAAAAGTCTCTTAAGTAAGGAATCAACTATACCCTACCAAGAAGTTTTAAATAAACTCAGTAGCAAGGGTATTCAAATAAATGTAGACTATAGTGATTATTCTAACTTTGTTCATTTTTCTTCTGCTACTACCAGATTATTAAACTTTGTAAGTAAAGTAGAAAGCATAGAATCTTACACAGAAGCCATAAATAAAGTTAGAGCTGTCCCCTACTATAGCGCTTCTCTTAATCTAAGTCAAAGTATTTATTCTTACGAAAGCAGTGTAGATGATATAGTTAAAAATTTCGATGGATATGAATCTCATTTATATTTTGAATCTAGTTCAACTTCCTGGCCCAAATCGAATTTCACTAAACCATACACTTTATTTCCATCTACAAGCTCAGAAGCTATTTCTTGGATAGGAAGTTATGATGATAATTCAATATACTATGGAGGTCAACTACTAACTTCATCATTATATGACCTAGATAATCAAGATAGCCTTGTTTATAGTATACCTGAGTATATAAGGGTAGACTCTGTAAATGCAGGATATGACAAGTTTATAGAGTTAATAGGTCAACATTTTGATAGTATTTGGATTTATATAAAATCAATAACGGATTTAAACAAGGCTTCTAATAATTTAAAAAAAGGAATATCTAAAGATCTGGTATATTACGCACTTAAGTCTTTAGGAATAAAGATATATAATTCAAAATCTAATGACGATCTATACTCTTACTTAATAGGGTCTACTAATTCAGGAAGTTATTCTCCGACTTCAGATGGATATAGTTATCTGGTCAGCGCTTCTAATGAGACAATTCCAGGTCAGGATTTACAAAAAGAATTATTAAAGAGAATATATCACAATATTCCAAGTCTGCTTAAGAGGAAGGGAACTAATTCAGGGTTAGAAGAGCTTATAACAATATTTGGGATTCCTAGCACTGTGTTAGTACCTACACAATTTGGAGGAGCAGATAAAAGTAGTGCTACTGTGGAGTATACTTATGATAGATTTTCCTATGCCCTTCATAATAGTGGATCTCATGTACAGATTTTATGGGCCCCATTGTTATCTGCAGCTACCGGGTCTTTTGTAGGATATGTTCCAGATTCTATAGAATTGAGAATAAAGCCTGATAGAGGAGATTATTATATGACTTCTTCTATACTAGAAGCAACTAGGTCCGGATCAGCTACTGCAAGTTTTGGAGTGAATATAAGCCCTGACACTGATTTGGGATATCCATATAGCAAATTTGATTTTTATCTTATAGGAACATCAGGAGTAGAGAGCGCAAGTATATCTGTTCCATATCACCATACAAGTTCTATAGGAGAAAATTATTGGTGGAATATACTCTTAACTAGAAATAATCATACAGACATTACAGAAGTATCTCAAAGCCAAGAGTATACTTTAATTGTGGCAAATAAGATAGATGACAGAGTTGGGCATCAAGCATCTGCATCAATCTATATATCTGGATCTACTTCTGCATCTTTTAATGAAGCTTGGAGTAATACATACCAAGATCTTAAATTGGTTGATTACACATTTACAGGCCTCCTTCAGGAATTTAGATATTGGGCAGAACCTTTAACAAAAGCATCTTTTTATTATCATGTCCTTAACCCGGAGTCTGTAGAAGGAAATACTAGCAGTTCTGCTTATAACAATTTAGCGGCTAGGTTTTTATTAGGTAATAACCTAACAGTATACAACCATTATTTCACAGGAAGTCTAGAATCAAAGCACCCTAATCAAAATAATAGGGTTTTTTATAATGCAGGATACGAACAAGTAATAAGATTTACAGATTTTCCAAACATAGAAAACTATGTTCCAGTAGTAGAGGAATATGTTACAAATTCCCCCAATTCTGTTTATGCAAATCCAATAAATAGAAAAGTTAGAATAGTTGACAACTATATAACGGGAAGTGTGTTATCTCCAATAGTCAGATTAGAGGATAGTTCAGATAGGACCACTACTAAAGATATACACTTTGTAGATGTATCTTTCTCCCCTCAAAATGAAATAAATAAGGATATAATAGCTACTTTTGGAAGTACTATAGATATAGATCAGTATATAGGAGATCCTAGGGAAAGTGCTGGAAAAGAATATGTAAACCTGGAAAAGATAAAGGAAGAATACTATTTGAAGTATTTCGACAGGTATGATTTTAAAGACTATATAAGGTTAATACAGTTTTTTGATAATGCCTTATTTAAAATGATACTGGATTATGTTCCTGGCAGGGATAATACCTACACCGGGGTTACTATAAAATCTCCAATCTTAGAGAGGCCAAAAGCAAAAACACCTCAAGTTTATGGAGATTCAAATTATTTAAGCTATTCATCTAGCATAAATTCTTCTAATATAGAAGGAGACAGTATTTATATTAGTGGGTTTGAAGACGGTAGAGATTTTTATACCGGAGAGCTAAGTGGATCTATTATAGATATTAATAACATTTTTACTCAAAAAAATACTAATCCCTACTTATGGTAATTGACCATGAAAAGTTTATAAGATCAGATTATAATACCCTGATAAATGTGGTTTCCTCTAGCCAAGATTCCTTAATATTTAAGAGAATTAATCCTAGAAACTCGTTGATATTGGAATCAGTTCAGATTCAAGACGGTAAATATTCTGATCCAACTTATACCAGGGCAAGGTATGATGGAAGTAAATCTGAGAGTTCCAGGTATACTTTCTATACTATTGGAGACACTTCCTATGGTAAGAATGCGTCTATAGATATAAACACCTACAAATTTGCATGGGCTAATAATATAAATTCCAGGAACCTTAATTTTTATGATAAAACCACTATAAATATAAGATACCTAATAGATCCTACCGGATCTGTAACGGAGCTATCCACCAAAAATTCTAATCTATTTGAGGTACAAAACCTTTATAAAAAAGGTGACAAAGTGAGTATCTCCATGATGGATAAATACACTCCAACAAATCAATCAAATCTAGATGGAGATAAAGAGATATACGAGGGAGGTTTTAGCTATTCCCCTATAATATTTAGGGAAGTAAATGAGAATTTGAACTTTCTATATCTTCAGCCAAAAGACACAACGACCAGCAGGTTAGGAGTGAAGACAGTACTTACATCATCTTACTTATTTCAGACGATAGGAAACCCTAACACAAACTTTAACTCTCTGCCTGATGCCAATACTATATTTAAAATAGATGGTATCTCAGAGACATCTACTGTATTTTCTTTTAACCAAGTCCCATCTTCTGAGTGGCCTTACTCAGTGAATGCTCCTCTTAATACTGGAGGCCCTTACAAAAGATATGATGGAACTTTATTTAATGATCCAAACCCTAAGGTAGAATATAACAGTAATTATTATACTCTAGACTGGTTTACTCCATTCATATCAGCATCTGCTGAAGGAGGCTATGTGACAAATGACAGTGCTGGGGCTATGAAAACAAATAGATCGGGAGGACAATACTATCAGTATTTTCAGGCTCTCAGAGACTCTACATATATAGTAAACATAAACATACCTTTAAAAATAACCTACGCATCAAATAATAGACCTGAGTGGTCTACTTTTAAAGTTTTGGCTATACTAGAAAAACAGGCCCCTGGAAACAGTTCTTGGAACTATGTAGGAAAGACTAAATTAAGGATAAATAGGCTTCCAGAAACAGATGCTTCTGTAGGAGTTGATGAAGAGACTAGTTCCATCTTTATGGATGATACTGTAAGTTCTATATTTGATCCGGTCCCTAACCCGTATATACAGGTATCCTGTATACTAAACGATGCCCAAGTTAATTTAATACAGGGTGAAAAACTTAGGTTGAAGTTTTACTTTGCGGAAATGAGGAATGTGTTTTTAAGAACCAATGGATTCTATTTTGAAATACAAAGGGGAGATGTATCTAACTCGTACTTTGAAGTTTATGACGAGATAAATTCAGGGGTAGTTGCGGTTACAGGAAGTATTGTTCCCGGGTCCCCAGATCTATTTACAGTCAGGGATAATCAGTATCTGGATTTCAATGAATCAGCTTCTTTGCTATATGAGAAGGCTGGATTTGTAGCACCAGAAGTCGATAATTCAGGATCTATAGCTACCTACTATAGTCCTGTGGAACCTATCTTTACTTTCTCAGTTGGGGATTTGCTAAGGTTTACCTCTTATTTTACCCCTAACCCGGAGTTATACTCAATTTCCCAGGTAAAAAAACCTAAGATAGCAGCCTCAGGTTCTCAGGAGATAGTAATGGAAAAATTATCTATAAAATTAGACAGGCTTATTAACAGTAATAAAGTTAATTCCCGTACATTTGCAATACTCAAGAAAAAAGCAGACGAAACTAGCGTAATCGTGAATTTCAAGAAAAATGAGGGCGCTACTTCTAATGCATTGCTACTTCCGTTCAATTTGGAAGACCAAGTGCGAAAAAATACAGGAAATATAATAGCTCCATTAAAAGATGGCATTTTAGCTAAAGTTGTCTATATATCTCCATAAAGTATGCATAAGCTGATATTTATATACAAAATCAAGACTTTCACAATAAAAATCTAACGCCTTGGGATATTTAAATAACGCAGTAGTGACCATAGATGCTATTCTCACCAAAAAAGGTAGAGAGCACCTAGCAAGAAATGATGGGTCTTTTAGGATCACACAGTTTGCATTAGCTGACGATGAGATAGATTATACCTTATACAATCCAGATCACCCCTCAGGATCTGCATTTGCTGGGGAAGCCATAGAAAATCTACCTATGTTAGAAGCTTTTCCAGATGAAACTCAAGTAATGAAGTATAAGCTGGTAACCCTTCCTAGAGGTACAAGTAAGCTCCCTGTAATAAATGTAGGGTACGGAACTATAACACTAAAGCAAGCCGCTTCTCTGGTTATAACTCCACAGACTCTGAATTATTTAGGAGCCTCCAGTACTTTTGAACCTAGCGGATACGTGGTAACAGTTGGAGATTCCAGGCTATTATCCACTTTTACTGCCATAGGAATAGATACTTCTACCTTGGGGATATCGGATATACAGTCAACTACAGGAACTCAAATAAGTAAAACCCTAGTGGGAACATCATTTACACTGGTTGGAACTACCATAGACACTCTTTTTGGAAGTTCTGCAACTAGTTTAAGTACGACTATAACAGTTATGGGAAGAGATTCTGGAGCCAGGGTATCTATACCATTAACAGTAACAAAAAATAAATAAACTATCTACAGATGTCTTTTATACAATTTGGAACAGACGATAGTGTGATAAGCTCGGAACTTATAACAGCTCCATTATGGTCCGGTAATGTTACCGCCCTCACAGCTTCATACTCTTCCAGCGTTCAGCAAACCTCGGTTAGCGGAAAATATTACTTAAGTGTGTATAATATGTTCTTTGGAACTTCCGGATCTGAGGTACAATATTCATTAACATATGGGCATGTGTCTGGTAGTGGATCTACTCTATTTAACGGTAATGTTAATGAGAAGAGTCCTACCAGGGATATATACGGACAATATAGAAATGTAGCGTATGGTGATGAGGGTGCATTGTTTAATTTCGGAGGCAACAACGGAATATCTAAAGATATCTATGCAATCAATATAAACAGGTCTAGGTATAAAGAGAGTGTTAATCCAGGTAGTTGGAATCTTGTGTTATCTAATAATTCTGACAGCATATCTCTAACAGACGATAGTAAAGACAGTTCAATAACAAATTTCTTAGCAGGTAATAGGGTGTATAACATAGTAAGCGGATCTTCCGGAAACAGCTATAATTCGTCCTCTATACAGACGGCTAGCGGTAGTTACGGTCTATTTTTCCCTGATATGGGACTTATGATACTAAATCCAAGGGCCCTGGCGTTAGATTATGCGGATAAAGGAATAGGTATAATAGTAGATGAGACCAGTGCAGATACGTATAGTGAGGGATATAACACTAATGTTAACTACTTGTATACGGCTATATCAGCAGGGGCCATGTTTTCAGGCAGGAGTCAAGAAACTATATCAGCTAGATATTTCTTTGTGAATGTGAAAAGTTCTCAATATAACTATACCACTAACCCTTCTATAATAGATTCTAATGGAAACATACTGCATTCATCATTAATAGACAATCCTCAAGTGTATCCTACTACAATAGGAATGTATAATGATGCTGGTGAATTATTAGCTGTAGCTAAGTTAAGCAAGCCACTACCAAAAGATTTTACCAAGCAGATAACTTGCAGAGTTAAACTAGAATTCTAAACTGTTATGAAGAAACATGTCAGCATACAAACGTTTAAATAATTCAGATGTAGTAACCCTACCATACATAGCAAATAAGCTGTGGGGGTTCACTGCTTGTGAAATGAATTCAAACGGAATAGCTGTTCTGACAGGTAAAAAGATGTCTGATAGCTTTGATCCCAGGAATGAGTATAAGTTTGGAGGACAGTATGAAAGGCTGGTTTATGAGTCTATAAATCACCTTTTTTACCAAGAATATTCTGGGTCACTTCTAAATAATCATTCAAATTTAGCATCTAACGCTTACGCAGACTCAACTATTTACAGATCTTCTGCATCCTACTATGATTACACTCCGGTAGGATATATGTATAAAGATTTCCCTGTAGTTACCGGGCAGGAGATAAAAGTACTATCAATAACAAAAAACTTATATGGGACCTCTGTAAATCCAGGATCTTTTCATATATCTGCCTCCACCTTTACTTTAGAGGATGATAAAAAAGGAAATATATATGACACAGTATCCGATACCCTCATAGGAAACATATTCTATGACCATGGTCTGGCAATAATAACTCACCAGGATTATCAAACAATATTCCCGGTTCTTCCTTATGCGGTGGATGATTATGTAGAGTTCAGGAAATCTACTACCCCTAAGACCGTATACCCACTACTAAATGATAGCGCTAAATATTGGTCCATATTAACTGGATCTATAGAATTATCTGGATCCAACTCAGTGTATTATAATAACAACGGAGATGGAACCTTGTCATTTTTGGCATCACAATCCGGATATTATCCGATTTACTATAGATTTTCTAGCATATCTCCAGATAGTTCGTGTATATTAGATTCTAATTATGCAGAAATAATAGTGAGAATCCTGGAGTCTACATGTGCATTTACTTTCGATGTAGAACCTCTCGTAGATTGTTATATAGAGGATGGAGAAGCTATAGTAGTTACTTCTACTCCGACACCTACTCAAACGGTTACTGCTACACCAACCGGAACTAGCGGATTAGCTCCAACGCCTACTCCTACTAGAACTACAACTTTAACTGCAACATTGACAAGGACTCCTACGCCAACTAGGACACCTACTTCTACAAAGACTCCGACTCCTACAATGACACCTACCCCTTCCCAGGTGACATTCTATCAGTTTAGTAGTTCTGGGTATGGTGATTACCCGGCTGCAGCTTGTGAGGATGCTGTTGCAAATGAGAGAATTTTATATTCTAGTTGTAGCACAATAACAGCTAGCTGCCCTATTTATATAGACAGGAGATTGGAAATTCCTTTAACAGGATATGACAACGTATTTATTGATGGAGCCAACTGGGATGTTGAGCCTGTAACAGGTATTGTGATTGGAGTTTCAGCAGTTCAATGTTAATAAAATAAAAAGTAAGTAAGATGCCAGCGACAAAGACTGTAATAGTAAAATTAGGAAATATAGGCCTGGGAACAGGACCATTTACCATATCGGATAATGTTATAGGTGAATTAGCTCAAAATGTGTCTGCTTATTCTATAAAATTGGGGTATGCTGTGCAAGCTGATGAAGAGGCTACAATCATATATGTAAAATCTACAGGAATTTGCAAAACAAAAGTCACTCTGTACATAAATCCTACCCCTTCCCAGACAGTGACTCCCGGGCTGACTAGGACTGCTACACCTACACAGTCACCAACACCTACTGTAACCAAGACTAGCACTCAGACAAAAACTGCTAGTCCTACTCAAACTAGCACAAAAACTCCCACTTCTACTGGAACTCCTACATCTAGTGTCCCTTTAAACAACAATATTTGGAGATTAGAAGGAGCTTTTGACGGAGATCTAGGGTGTACCGGGGAAGTTCAGTACTATGATTGCAATGGAGTGTTTACTTCCGTGTATGTTGCGGACTTGGAAATTATGTATATATGTGCCAGCAGTGAACCTAATCCAGTAGGGGCATGTGTTAATGTCGCCTTCTACTCTCCTGGAGCAGGGGCACCAACTCCTACACCCACTAATACACCTGGACTAACTCAAACGCCTACAAATACTAATACCCCTACTGAAACTAATACATCAACACCTACGGAGACTCCTACAAATACGGGTACTCCAACTCAGACAGTAACTAATACTTTGACTAGGACTAATACAAAAACTCCTACTATAACTACTACTTCATCTCTTACTAATACCCCAGGATTGACTCAATCAGTAACAGCTACTCAAACTGTGACTAATACTGAGACTCCTACCAATACAGCAACTAACACTCAAACAGTAACTGCAACTAAAACTTTAACACCCACACCTACTCAAACTGTAACAAATACTAATACTAATACAGCTACAAATACTGCTACACAAACTCAAACCAAATCATTAACAGCAACCCTTACTCAAACTCCTACTAAGACTACGACAAATACTCAAACCGTAACTGCAACTCCGACTAAAACGGTAACTTCTACTACAACACCTACAAATACTAATACTACTACCAGGACTGCAACTCAGACTGTAACTTCAACAAATCAAGCTACTCAGACAAATACTTTGACTGTTACTCCTACGCCTACAAGAACAGTAACAAATACCAGAACAGCTACTCAGACTGTTACTAAGACTTTAACAAAGACAGTAACTGCGTCTACCACTAAAACATCGACTCTTACAACAACTCCTACACCTACAAAAACAGTAACTAGTACAGCAACAACAACTCCTACACCTACAAAAACACTTACCAAGACTGTAACAAATACCAATACTCCAACATCTGGAGCTGCACCCTGTACAGAAGTAAGTATTTTTGGCTCTGGAACACCAGCAGGACTTGGAGTAGAAGCGGACACTACAGGTACTGGGGTTAATCTAGGGATGACTTTTAAATCCTCTATAAACACTTTAATAAAGAAAATAAGGTTTTATAAGGATGTATCCATGACAGGAACTCATATAGGAACTTTATGGACTAGTGCAGGAGTAAAATTATCGGAAGTAACTTTTACAGGGGAATCTTCTAGTGGGTGGCAAGAAGCTACTCTCAGTTCACCTGTCTCAATAACTGCTGGATCTACATATGTAGTAAGTGTATTTTTTCCATATGTAGGAGGATCTGCTAACTATGTAGTATCTACTAGTTTTTTTGAAACTTCTGGAGTAACTACCTACCCTCTAACAGCTGTTCAAGACAATGCAGGAGATGGTCGTAATGGACTTTATACATATTCAGATGTTGTTGCTTTTACTACAGGTACGTACCTTAGTTCAAACTATTGGGTAGATGTAGTTTCTTGTAGTGAGGCAATAGTATCTACTCCTACTGCAACTCCTACTAGGACTTCGACTCCTACTAGGACTTCGACTCAAGGATTAACTCCAACACAGACTAGGACTAAAACACTAACTCCTACTAAGACACACACTCAGACTTTGACTTTAAGTTCTGGAGGATCTGGTCAGGTATCTCCTTTAACATTTACAGCTATTCCGTTTAGTGATCCGGATATCGTAGCTCCTGCTCGTGGTGCTGAACACTGGAACAGGTTAAACCCTGGCCCATTCAGTACAGGTAACAATCAAATAACTGTTCCTGAGGGAAATACAGAAGTTCCGGACGCTTATGCCCGTTTTTCCTGGTGGGAAATGGAACCAAGTCAGGGTGTTTATAACTGGTCAAAGTTCGACACTTTCGTTCAGACTTGTATTCAAAAGAATAAGAAAGCATCATTTGGCATAATGACGCAATTATCCGGTGAGGGAAACAGTGTAGGTGGAGCAGTTTGCACATACCCGGTTTATGTACATAATGCGATGCAAGCATTAACAGCAGCTAACAGGGATTTTACTTACGCAGGTGCATGGGTACCAAACTATAATGCAGAAGCATATTTATCCGCTTTTGAAAATTTAAACGATGCAATAGCAGCGCACATAGCCGGTACAACGTATAGTGGTGTGCCATACAGCAGCGTGATCAGTTACATTGACATTCGTGGTCTGGGTGAGTTTGGTGAGTGGCACCATTACCCGTACATTGATACCATCTACGGATCAGCGCGTTTCCCAACCGTGGCAACTTACAAGCGCATTATTGATTCGCACAAAAATTCATTCCCGAACTATCCATTGCTGGCACTTATATCCGGTTATGATCCGGGCGCATCTGCCAATACACCGGCAGAAGTTACCCATTACCTGTTGACCCAAACAAATACCTGGGGTAAGTACGGCTGGCGTTGGGATAGCATCGGTCAAAGCATTTATTCATCTATTTTGGAAAATAACCCCGGAAGTTATTTGGGGGTTGATTTCGGAACAGAGATCGCAGAAAGATACAAGTTTGCCCGTGTGGGTGGTGAGCCTTCATCTTGGAATGATGGTGTTTCTGACTTTGACAATCAGCCTCTTTACTATCTTGTTCCGGGACAGGTCACGCAATACGGAATGTCATTTTTTGGAAATGGGAACTATAATGTTGCTGACTTGCTTGCTGACCCGCTTGCCGCAGCAAACATCCGTA